CAGTAACACAATTACCGCTACCTTCCCTTGAAGAATCAAACCCGTTGGTTGGAATACTCATATTGTGATTAACTGGGCCAGGCCATTGGTCGATAAGAATTACATCGTTACCATTTATTCCAGCCATATTTATACTCCTTAATTAAAATTTAATTTATATTTCGGGCAGCATTAAGTATTTCGCTGCTTTTCTAAGAACTTGAATGTCATCTTTGAAAAAACCCAATGCGCTATTACAATCATTACATAACAAACCGCGTATTTGTCCTGTTTTGTGGTCATGGTCAACCGACAAGTGCCTTAACTTGCCTTTGTAAGTTGACGTTTCAGGACAATCACAGATAGCACATACACCATTCTGCGCAAGAAGCATTTTTTTGTAATCTTCAAAAGAAAGACTAAAATCACGTTTAAGAGTTTCGTTTTTCAAATAATCTGGTTGTTTTCTACGTTCTCTTCTACGCTCATTTGCACATTGCTTACAAATATAATGCAAACCATCTTTGGTTCCTTTGCGCTTTGAAAAATCACTAAATAGCTTTCTTGTACAACAACTTGAACATACTTTTGTTTGTAATTCCAATTCTGACATTTTACATAAGTCCTTTATGATACATTGCTTAGCCACATGCTACTATTTGGTTTCCAACAGAAGAAATTCCCGCACATCATAACACGGGCGAGGAAAAAGTCGTATCCGTTGGAATTTTCACCTTGCCACTTGAAACCGGTGAACTTGAAGTCTCTGTTGTTCCACATTCTCCATTCCCAATGGCGAAGATTGATTATGAAAACCCAAGTCTTCATCTCACTGGTAGTTTGGAGATAAGGAACGCTGACGATTTCGTGGCCGTCAAAAATCATACTGCGAATACCTTGCGACTGCTTGAGGCCAGGCTTGTAAATCAGTTTGCCTTCCATTTCAGCAGCCAACTTATTCCACAGTGTCGGACACATCAAAATCATCAAGTCATCTGCGCCGTCCATATAATGGGCAATGTCACTTTCGTTTACCCACTTACGGATATTGGAAGTAGTCATATTCGCCGCAGTTCCTTGTGTAGAGGCCGTTATACTCGACCACAATCCTGCTGGGTCTGCGCCTTGCCAATAATCAGCGATATTACTCGCAGCCGTTCTGGTAATAGTACCATAAGTAACATCGGCATCCAGGGCGGACACAAAAGACTGAAAACCTACTGCGCCATCGGCAACTCCGGTCGTACTACCGGAATTAAAGAGCTTGGCACACATCCACTTTTTCAGGTCTTTGTGAGCTTTCTTTACTAAATGTTCCGGCAAATCAAGTAACTGCTCTTCTTTACCTGCGTTAGCGTTCTGTACCTCTTCGTCAATATCGTATCGAAGTGGCAAAGTAGCATACTTCCACGTAAACCTTGGTTTTTCCAAGGTCGTTTTCTTAGCATCAGTCAACGCAGTATTAGTGGTATATTCCTGAACTAACGACTCAATGGTATCAGTATCAATGAGTTTCTCGATATACTTACCGCCTTTGAAAGTTGACTTTACCTGCCCGTTTCGCTGTAAAGCCTCGACAACGGGTGTTCTCCACATAACTTGGTCAACGAGAGTCCTGGAAAAAAGTTCTCTCGTAGCCAATGTAACGTCTCTTGTACTCATATTAAATTGTCAAAGAACTTATTAGGTATCTTTGCTCCATACAGATAACTATGCCTCAGTTTGCCAAGACGTATCTTTCTTCATATCGGCGAGTACCTCTTGCATCGTACCAGACTTTCTTTTGGTCTTGGTATGAGATACACCACCCGAACCGCTATCTGTCGGAACCTTTTTCTTATCCTCTTCAGCCTTTACTTTAGCCTCAGCTTCGTCTTTAATCTGCTTGTAGCATTTGCGCATCAGTACATAGCCTTGGTATTGGGTCTTTGGTTGTTTCTCTTTACTACTATCCACTAAAGAATCAGCAAGTTTGTAGGCATCGTTGCGATACTTAGAGCCGAACTCTTTATCGCAGTCCTTGAGGATTTCCTGCTTCATTCCTTCAGTTGCAAGAGCGTCCTGGCGCTGCTGTTCTATAGTTTCGGCCTTAGCAATCTTTTCTTCAAGTTTAGTTACTTTTTCTGCCTGCTTCTTGTTGTTTTCTTCTTGACGTTGGATATTACTGTAAACGCCTTTATCGACATACTGAGTATCCATTGCGGCAAGTTCGTCTTTCTTATCTTGTACATCCTTTTGGTTAGCATCCAACCTTGCCTGCATTTCGGCGAGCTTCTCATTTGACTCTTCCAGTGCCTCTGCATACTGCTCTGTTTCTAATTTAGCTTTAGATGCTACAGATTCGGCCTGGTCGAGTTTTTGTTTATGCTCGTCCCACTTCTTGGACTCTTCAGCTTTAGCTTTTTCTTCGGCTTCCAATTTTTCTTTTGTTTCAAGTTCCGGCATTATTATCTCCTTTGAAATTCATTTTGAGCACATAGTCTCTTTCTTTCAAACGGGTTAAACACCTCGGCTTTCCTTTCGGCACATAGTCCTATTGGCTGCTTCGGTGAACTATTTATCCAAATTTATATCCATTACCTCTGAAATAGCCTGTTTGCGCTCTTTAACTATATTCCTAACTTTAGTAGTCGCTCTTTGGACGGACTGACCTGCTCGGTCAACTTCGTCCAACATTTCGTCATAAGCACTAAACAAACCTTCAATAAGTTTTTCTACGTTCTCAGCGTCTTTTAATTCTTCACGCGCTACCGTTGTACGAGTATGTACTTTAGTAAGAGTCTTGCGAACTCTTATCAAGCTTCCTATTCTTTTGATAATACTCAGTCCGGTTTCACGCTTGGTCATTTCTTCATTCCAGCCGCCCAACCTTTTTTGCGTTTCTTACCTTTTTTCTTTTTCCAAGGACACGGCATTACTTTTTCTCCTTCTTCTGTTTTGCTTCACTTTCTTTTTCGGCTTTCACTTCTAACTTGAATATCGTTTCATCTATATCGAGTTTGCCTTGCTGGCGGTCGATATTAAGTTGTTTCTTATCAAAGTCACCTTTCTCGGCGTTCCTCGCCTCGATACCTTCTACTGATTGTTGGTCTTTTTCAAACTGCTGTCTTGCAACTTGAATTATCATTTTAATACCCTGTTCGGGAGTAATCTTCTTCTCTTTAACAGCTTGGTATAATTGATTGAACTGAAAGAACAACTGCCACGCGGCGTATTTTTGGAGTATCTTGCGCCAGTTAGTAATTTTATAATTCCTCATCATCTCCGGTAACATCGGATTAGTTACCGGTTGCGACAACATTGCGTAAACCTTCTCGTAGTTGGCATTTCTTTTCTCCTCATCAAAAGGCAAAGTCTGGCCAGGCTCAACATCTATATCCATGTGGACATCTTTCATCCCTTGGTCAATCTGTTGAGAACCTATTATTTTGTCTTCGCCAACTATTCTAATAAGTCTTTTTAAATCGTATTTGTCCTGGCATATCTCCGCTACCAAGGTCGCTATCTGGCGTACCCATTCGTCCTCAAAAACGCTCTGTAAGTAAATCCTGTCGTTAGACGAGAGAGCGAGATACTGAGATTCAGTAGCCGACATTTCGCCAGGCGGTTTTTTGCCCTGTGAAATATCCTGCAAGCCGACTATGTTTTTGTACTCTTGCGTAAATAACTGGTATAACTGAAGAGCACCACCACCTATGGGAATTGGTGGTACGATGGAAATTGCTTTGCGACCTATCGCACCTTTAACAAGACGTATAACTGAACCGGCTCCAGAGAATATCTTGAATGCCTTTCTCGTCTTGGGATTTGTTGCCATTGCGCCCGTTTCGACTAAAACTCTTGGGTCGCCGAATTTCTTCATATTATTGACGAGATGGCTCACGGTAACATTTATCATATCCTGATTGGACTTATACAACTGAACCGCATCTATTCCTTGCCACATAAAAGGTAACAGATAATGAGGAGTTACAATAAACGGCCATCTCGAATATGGATACTTCTGGTCTTCTGGGTTAAGAATAATATCTTCGTTTCTTATGATATGCTGACCGTAAGGATACGTAGGTTGTTTCCATTTCTTGACCACTCTTGTCGGCCAATCCTCTTTTGGGAACGGTTGTAAGGTCTTAGCGTCAAGAAATTGACCATTGTTAGGAATTATCAAACCTTGCTGTATTAACTCTTCAGGCGGTATGTCCTCTTCGAGCTTTTTATTAGTCGTATCGTAGTTCTTTCGGTAATGCTCGGAAATCTTGACAAATTCCCTCTCCTCTTCACGCATACTCTGCTGGCCACTCATTTTGTCGGATTGTAGAATAAGTTGAAGTAACGCCGAAGGGTCGTTAGTGCCCATTCCTTTGTCTATATCACCCCTACCAGATGCAGGATAAGTACCTGCGCTCGATACCTGACCTCGGATTACATTACCACCTTTTTTCATAGCGTCCTGATAACTGGTAGCATTGTCCTTTAATTGATTTTTGTATTTCGGCCAGCGATTCTGTGCCCATTCCAAATCCACATATCGAACCGTCCCGCAGTTGCCTTCGTCAATGTATTCTCTGTCAGAAGCCCAGAATTCAGCAGGATGCCATAAACGATGTTTTACATCGCCTACCCATTCCTTTTTCTTATCGTCCCAAGCACCATCAGGTTTATCTTCCCAATAAATCTTGGAAATTCTGTATCCGAAAATCTTCCCGCACAGACAAGCCTTGATTTGCTCTATTCTCATCCCGCCTTTTCTCAAACCCTTTTCCCAAATCCATTGCAAGGCGGACTGCCAGGTCTCGGCAGCATCAGTATCGCTGTCTTCCCAAGGATGGGCTAAAATCCTCGGATAGTTCTTGGCGAGCTTGGCAATTTCCTGAATAGCGGACGGCCAGATATAATTTACTATTATCCAGTCCCAATCCTTATGGATTTTCTTGCCCCGAAGCTGGTCGCTAAAGAAATAACGCAAAGACTCCTGAAATACAGAAACCCATTCACCGGTAATCTTCATACCGTATTCTTCTTCTGTCTTCAGTTCGGCAAGAAAGTCGTCTTCGCCTTTTCCTGAATTAGCTTTTTTGTCGCCTAAAACGTCAGACATTAGTAAACCCTGTAAAATATCTGGAAACGTCCATCTGAAATATCATAAAATTCTGCCGTTTTATATTTATATCCACCAAAATCAAATTGCAATCTGCCAATACCGTCAGCAGGTGACTTAACAGTAGCGGTTTTGAAATGTGCTGTTTCTCCAACGGCGAAAGTGTCTATATATAAAGAAGTGGTATTGTCGCCACTTGAACGTGCCGTTCCGGCAATCATTGATATATCATAAAGATATTCGGCTGGCCCACCTTCGGCTCTGCCGTATATCTTCATACTGCCATCTTCATCTTCTGCTGTTCCGGTAATCAATCCAATAATCTCTATACCATTACACTCAGTACCCACTTCTTTAGTACCTAATGTAATTTCGTGAAGAAACGCATCTCTACTAAAATCGTCCCATCTAAAAGTGTAGCCATCGGATGAACCGTCAAATATTGAAACATCAATAGAAGAGTCCGCTAATAACTCATAGCCACCTTGATATGTATGTAACATTATTTTTCTCCTAATATGGAAATACTCTTACTCTTAATACTCCTGCGGCTAAGTCTTTAGTGACATCACCTGTGTACGATATTGTTACAGTTACTGTATTTGCAGCGGTAACATTAGCATCTAAAATAACATCACTTACATCGAGACTAAAACTTGCCATCGCATAATCACCTAATTTCGCTCCCGCTACTGTTATAGTTTGGTCAGTTACATCACAAGGACTTGCCGTCAACGAAGCAGGGTTCCAAGATGCTTGCGCCTCTAAGTAACCTTCATATCTATCTCTCATTCTTCTACCTCAGCAAAATCTCCCGTATGAGATTGTTCTATTGGTTCGGTATCTTTACCGAAAACCGGCATACCCTCCCTTGTACGCTCGGTAATCTTCACACCAAGTCCTATACCGTAACGGACAAGACCGGCGCCAGTGATTAGACAACTAAGACCTATTATCAGGTACAGCAATTTTGTCCTCTTGTAATGTAATTACGGTCACGTTATCTACTTTGCCACAAACCGGACAGGCGGACGGTTTAGGTTTTACGTTCTCTGTCGTAATATTAGGTTCTCGTCCTAACAATTTACTCATAAAACCCAAAACACCTATTTTTACTACTGATTCAATTCCTCCGGCATCCACCTTAAATCCGTGTCCGCAAGAATGACACCATTCAACCCATTTTTTTACATATTTATCCATTATGGTCTTCCACCTGTAATTTGTTGGTATGTCCCCGCATAACCTTGTGCGGTTACACCACTTACGTCATAGTCCCATACCTGGGCGGCTGTTGCGCCACCACCTGCCGCCACCGTAGGAGCGTAAGCGTTCATAGCTATTTTGATAATGTCATTAGCCGCTACGACAAATGTAAACGCCGTATCGACCGTTACTTTTTTGTCCGCCCCGTTATAATCAGAGATTTTTCTTACTTCCCACAATGTTCCAGTAACATCATAAAGAGCTAAAACCATATTGTTGTATGCGTCATTAACGGCAGAACCAGCGTTGAGGGTAAATACGGAATCGGAAGTTCTAACTGCTAAAGTAGTAGCAAGAGCGACATTCACTGATATATCTATTGTTGTATGAGCAGTAGCGTTTTTAATATTTGCGAAATCGAGTCCCGCCTCACCCGTAGCCGAAACATCAAGCTTATTGGCAGGAGTAGTACTCCTTACAAGCTTGGCATTTCCATAGGCTGCGGGAGCCACTACCGCATATCCATCGCCTGATTGATTCGTATGGCCTGTAAGGGTAGTCACGGTCGGAACTGTTATATTAGTTAAGGTTGTAGCCCCCGAAGCAGCTTTAATATTATCAAAATTAAGTCCTACCTCACCGGTGGTTTCTACGTCTATAATGCGGCCACTCGTAGAAGTAGATACATT